ACGTGCCTCAGATCATGGCTGAGGGTCTCGTCCCCAAACGAGGTCCTCGATCCGTCCAAATGGAATCCGAGGACGGCATCTACCTCTTCAAAACACCAGAAGGTGTTGAGAACGCCCTGACGAACTGGCTTGGCGACGAGTTTGGAGAGGATGAACCCCTAACTTTGTTGGGGGTAGAGCTTCCTCCTGAGGCTCAGAAACGGCTCAACGAGCAAGGGGACGATCACGCCAGCTATGAGGTTGTTGTGACCACCCCCATCCCCGCGCAATACATTCAAATCCTCTCCGAAGACATATAGCCAAGCAACTTTTCGACTTTCTCAGTATTAAGTAGGAGAGGTCGAAATGTTCATCTATCTAATCGTCAACCACATCACGGGAAAATACTATGTCGGCCAGCACAAGGGCAACAATCTGAAGAAGTATTTTCAACAGAAACTCGGGCACGCTAAGCGTGGAGAATCGAAACGCTCTTACCTTTATAACTCCATGCGTAAACACCCAGACCCGTCCATTTGGTCAATCCATGCTCTTCTCTCCGACATTCAAACCAAACCCGAACTCGACCAGCATGAGCGGAACTTCATCGCTTTCTTGAAGTCCCAAGACCCCGAGTACGGCTACAACATCTGTCGTGGTGGTGAGGGATTTACTGGACCCCACACTGAACAATGGAAAGAGGAGGCGCGAGCCCGCATGACGGGACGGACATTTAGCTCTGAGGCGATTGCTAAGATGAGGGCGGCTCCGAAGACTGAGGCTCAATTGGCTAACCTGTCTTTAGGGACAAAGGCTTTGAAGTTCGGAATGTCCCACGAGGATTTTATCAGATCGAGGGTACAACCATTCTCGGCTCAGGCGTGGAAAGGAAACCACCACACAACAGAAACTCGACTTCGCTTAAGTGAAAATCACAGGGGTACTGCCAATCCAATGTATGGAATGGCGTGGTTCTATAACGACCTCCTTCAAGTAACAAAAAGATTCAAAGCCGAGTCCGCCCCCGATGGTTGGGTTCGTGGAAGAAAGTTTTGGAGGTAGCTCGAAATCGGGTATTAGACATGAGAGGATTTTTCCACTCATGTCAGAAATCAAAACCTACGATGCGGCTGCTCCCCAGCCCACCCCCACTGGCAACGGCATTGATGTTGCCGTCGTCGCAGCCGAAAAGCTCAAGGCCCTTGGCCTTAACCAAATCGCAGAGGATATCGAGGATCGCATCCGTCTCGGCGAACGCAAGTACGGCACCCGCCTGAAGGCGTTCAACGGTCGCGAGCCCCTCATGGACCTGTACCAAGAGGTTCTCGACGGTATCAACTATTCCCAGCAGTGCGTAATCGAAGGACTCGACCCAGAGAGCAATTTCTTCAACGTTCTCGTGTCTCTGGCGATTGGGGTCCAGAAGGCAATCGAGGCCGAGGCGTGCAAGAAATCTACCAGCGTGTAGCCGAGCTTTTCACGGCCAAGATCAACGCGGTGTTTGAGTCGGAAGCCTCCCTTGAGGCTGAGTTTAAGCAGTTTTTCGCTCTCCCCGCAGTTGAGGCTGACCCCGAAGAGCATTTCAAAAGCGTTGCCGCGCAGCTTCAGCAAACCCCCTCAGGTGTCGAGTTCAGCCGTACAGACCACTGGTCGGGCATCATTTGGGGAATTCTCGAAGACGCATGGTTGGAAGCTGGTCCCGAAGTCAAGTCCATGCCCACGGGCTACGACAAGCTGATGGTGCTGAAGCTCGCCCACCCCCTGCTGGACTACAACATTTTCACTCAGGTGCTCCTGAACCTTCAGGGCTACACGGGCATGAAGTACGCCGTGGGTGACGCTCAAAAGGAACTGGCGGGCATCAAGGGTAGCTGGAAGCACCCAAAACTCGACCCATTTGCACCCAAAGCCAAAAAGATCAAGGAAGCCAAGACCACGGATGAGCAGAAATTCAACAACCTCATCAGCCAAGTACGGGCGGTCAACCTGATCGCTCAGTTCGACGGACAGGTGAGTTTCAGGGTGAGTCCCAAGGGCAGTACGCCAGCCTTCGCAGATAGCCGCAACCTCAGTATGATTGGCGTCGGCGGCGACAAGTACCTGCGGGTATTCCCCAACCTCAAGCCGTTCTACATCGCTTGGCAGCCGGGGCAGACGCCACAAGTTGCTCATCCCATGATGACAGCGGGGCAGGCCGCTGACGGTACGGTAGGCACCATGCTTCACGCCGATGGAATTTCTTATTCGTTCGTTTCTAGGTCAGGCGGTGATATCCTCAACGAGGTTCTGTTCTCCCGCAAGATCATGTACGAAGTCTTCCGAGATTTCGACATCACCAAAGAGACCTGCATCATGATTCCCCGCATGAACTCCGTGCTGGTAGTGACGGCGGTGGACGGGGACCACATCAAGAAGACTTTTGAGCGCCTCAAAGCGGTTTACCCTGTACTCGAACTGTATGAAGGTGCTAGAATCAAGGAGCTAACAGATGAAGTGGAAAGTGTTCCGCAACAGCCGTTCGGGGGAGCGTGATGCTTCGCAACATACGAACCAAGATAAAACTCATGTGTTCTGCCATGATCCGCGCAACTGTCAGTGCGTTTGCACACTCTGTAAACATGCGGCACGTCGGGTGAGGAAGCTACGTCCATGAAGCACATATTCAAAGTTGAAGCCGAGGGCGATGTCGTTTACATCGAGGCCGAGGACAAGAAGGCGGCTACCGCTCGCTTGACCGAAGTCATGGGGCCGATTCCCGCGTCCTTGCTCAAGTGGTCTTCTGTCGAGAAGCTGCCGAAGGGTGAGGAGTTGCTGTGAACAAAACAGAGAAACTAATCGCGGAACGGCAGAAGTTCGTCGAGAAGGTCATTCGCTTTGTCCATGAACTCCTGAACGCCGAAGGCAAGGTGCTCAAGCGCGAGACCCACTCGTCTCACATGTACGCACTCCGCGAAATGGAGTTCGAGGGATTTCGGTTTAGGGATGAGGGCTCCTTCACGATGTTCGGCGGCGATGAAGTCGTGGTCTACTTCCAAGGCTGGAAGGTGTTCGAAGTCAAGTACCATGACATCAAAGAAGCCGAGGTTAAAGAATTCGACATCTCTATGCCGTGTCCGGATTGGCAGACGCCGTTGATGCGCCAAGGCGTTACCCGGATAGCGGCGAAGATCGATCAAGCCAAGAAGAAGTCCGAAGCTTTGTACGAGAAAGACTTGCAAATCGGCTCGGCTCAGAATCGGCTTCGGAAGGAAATGGAAAGGCTCAGGCTGGTGAACTAATGGCACTCATTCTGCATTGCGACGGTTGTCACGCTCAGGACGGTAGTCTCGACGGTAACAAACAGCTTCCGCCTCAGGGAGCACCCGTGGCTACGAATCAGGCCCCACCCCGCATCAAGGTGTGGCGAAATGTTCAGGTTTACGGCAAGACATACGATCTTTGCAACCGCTGTGTTGGCAAGATCAACGCGGTTTTGCAGCTACCCAGCGATGCCCCTTTGGACGGCCCGAAGGCCCCCAAGCTTGTGACGCAGGACAGGCTCGAAGGCATCGACCCAGAGATTTCCGGGCGCTGCTGAAAATAATTTTTGCTTTTCCTAGCGAAAATTCCGACTTTCATGGTAGTATGTAGTAGGTGAGGAATCACCGAAGGACATTATGACCCGCGTAACCCTATCACTGTCGCTGTTGTATACCCTGCTTAGCGGGGTTGGCGGCGGTGTGTTCGAGGGGTAACGCTATTCAAACCCGAGAACGACCGAGCCGCCCAAAAGGGCGGCTTTATTGTTTTGCGGTGAAATGTATGGGTGGGTGAGTGGCTAAAACCAGCGGTCTGTAAAACCGCCGCCCTCAGGGGCTACGCAGGTTCGAATCCTGCCCCATGCACTTCCGTGACTTTCCGAGTATTAAGTAGAGTGTTCGGGAAGGTTCATGATGCAATACACTGTTTATAAAACGGTGAATTCGATCAACGGCAAGTTCTACATTGGGGTTCATAAGACCGAGAACCCCGACGATGACTACCTCGGTTCTGGGAAACTCATCAAACGAGCCGTAGCGAAATACGGGGAACAGAGCTTCCAGAAAGAAGTTCTAGCGGTCTTTGAAACCCCGAATGATGCGTTCGAACTTGAGAAGAAGCTCGTGGCGGAAGTTCTCGGTACCCCGCTGTGCTACAACCTGAAAAATGGCGGCGAGGGCGGATTCGACTGGATAAATGGGCATGGGTTGGCTGACCACGTAAAAGCCGCAAGAGCTACACATAAAGCACATGCTCCTGACTTTTACCGACGTATCTGCTTAAAGGCAGCGGCACAAATCAGGGCGCACGGGTTTTCCCCCGCTGCACGGGAAAAGATTGTGACGACCGTCCGTAAGACTTGGACGGGAAGAAAACACAGCGAGGGTACAAAACAGAAAATGGCCGTAGCGGGAAGAAAAAGAGTGGGTTCAAATAATTCACAGTTCGGGACCTATTGGGTCACAAAAGATGGGATGAACAAAAAGGTATCCACCGTTCAATTTCCACAATTTTTGGAACTGGGTTGGCGACGGGGGAGAAAAGTATAAAATGCACGTCTGGCCGATGCGGTAAGGCAGCGGGCCGTAACCCCGTCTTCCTCCACAGTGAGGGACTCGATGTAGGTTCGATTCCTACGGCGTGCACCAAGATTGTGAGAAGCGTATGATGGTAGTGCAAACAAAACTGACGGACAGAGCGCTAGAGATCATTCGCAGTGGCACCGTAGAGATCACGCACGAAGCGGAGTTGGGGGCACTCTTGCAAGAGAACCGACCGCTGACGGTGAAATGTGGGTTTGACCCCACCGCGCCGGACATGCACCTTGGTCATGCGGTGCTGTTGCTAAAGTTGCGGCAGTTCCAAGACCTCGGTCACAAGGTGGTTTTTCTGGTTGGAGATTTAACCGCTACGATTGGCGATCCAACAGGACGGAACGCGCAGCGTCCGCCGATTAGTCGGGTGAAGATTGCGGAGAATGCCGCCAGTTTCAAGAAACAGTGTTTCACGATTCTGGACTCGACGAAAACAGAGATCGTGTACAACTCGGAGTTGTGGAGTCCGTCAATAGAAGACTTGCTGAAGTTGATGGCTACCACGACAGTGAGCCAGATGTTGGAACGCGATGATTTCAAAAAGCGTTTTGACGCGGAACAGCCGATCCACTTGCATGAGTTGATGTACCCGCTCCTGCAAGCTATGGACTCGGTGAAACTGACCGCTGATGTGGAATTGGGCGGCACGGATCAGAAGCTCAATTTGCTCATGGGCAGGACGCTTCAACGGCACTTTGGAAAGAAGCCGCAAGTTTGCGTCACCATGCCGATCATCAATGGTCTGGATGGTGTGAACAAGATGTCAAAGTCGCTGGGAAATCATGTCGGCTTGACCGAAGCACCATCTTCGCAGTTTGCAAAGTTGATGTCCGTGTCGGATGAAATGATGGTGCAGTTCCGACAAGCGCTGTCATTGCCTGATCCTACGGAAGAACATCCAAAGGAACAGAAGAAGGAAATGGCACACGCGATAGTGGAGATGCTCCACGGATGCATCGAAGCGGACCGGGCATTCGTTGATTGGGAACTTCAGTTCGAGCTAAAGCAGGAACCAGAGATGGAGACTGTGACGGTTCCGCGAGATCGACTGGATAGAGTCATTGTCTCGGCTGGGTTGGCGGCATCGAACTCCGATGCGAACCGCATGATTAAGTCTGGTGCGGTATCGGTGAACGGCGCGAAGGCAGTGGACAACAAGTTTGAGCTACCAGAATGTTTTGTACTGAAGCTGGGAAGAAACTGGAAGCGTGTTAGGTTTTAGCTTGTGCAGGTGAAGGGAACTGGCATACCTTACAGGTCGAGAGCCTGTAGCTTGTGGGTTCGAAGCCCACTCTGCACACCAAATGTGTGTCCGTGGCGTAACGGCAGCCGCGCAGCGTTGAGAACGCTGTCCCTAATGACGGGGGTGGAGGTTCGATTCCTCTCGGGCACACCAAATTTAAGGGTTTCAGCATTTGCTGAAGTACGCGGCTGTGGTGGAATGGTATACACGTATGCTTGAGGTGCATATCCCGCAAGGGATGGAGGTTCGAGTCCTCTCAGCCGCACCAAGTTTTGAGAGCACGAGTGGGGGAATTGGCATACCCGGAGCGGAAACGACTCCACGTCCCCGAATTGACGGGGGCTGCGGTGCAGCGTGGCGACGGCAGTGCGGATTCGAGTTCCGCCTCTGAAAGCTGCAACACCGCTCTCAAAAGTTTTGCCGAAGTGGTGGAATTGGCAGACACACCCGACTCAGAATCGGACGGTTAACAGCCATAGGGGTTCGACTCCCCTCCTCGGCACCAATATTTGCTAGAAAGGCTATATTTACTGTTCAGTGAACATTGCTTAAACGGTAAATATAGACCGATTACAACGGTTTACGGGTTTAATCGGCACAAAGATTATGCGGTTATGGCGGAATGGCAGACGCGCTAGGCTCAAACCCTAGTGGGGGCAACCCCGTGGAGGTTCGACTCCTCTTAGCCGCACCAAGTTTGCACGAGTGGCGTAACGGCAGCCGCGCTCGCCTTAGGAGCGAGTCCCGAAAGGGGTGGAGGTTCGATTCCTCTCTCGTGCACCAAATTCCTAGCCAAATCCTTTCCCATCATGGTAGAATAGCTACATGTATCCACCCGTCCGCCATGCCCACTGCTGGAACATCCCCGCTACTGCGGATTGTCCCGTGGACCTGTGCATAATCCAAGACGAGCGTGGGCTGATCTCTCTTGACAACACGGCTCAGGGCTGGCACCCGATCAATAACCCGGAACTTCTTCGCTGGACAATGTTCAAAATCTGGTTGGACAAGGAACTAGACAGATGAAACTCTCAAGACTCGCAGTAGACCGTGACGGCAACCTCGCCGCCATCGTAGTGACTAACGTGATCGACGAAGAGATCGATCTTCTCGTGCGCCCGCTGACGACCGAGGAACTCCGAAAGGTGGTCGAAACCTATAACGCCGTCGCCGATGCCGCCGAAGGTTCAAACCATCTTCCGTATCAGATGACGTTTCAACTTCTCAGGGAGACGGACATCGCCGAAGTATCCGTACAACACACCGCTGCGAAACTCTTTGGGGTCGATTTTGTTCCCTGCGGATTAGTTTGGTTTCCGGTTCGTGGCGAAAAAGACACGATCCATAAATAGAGACGCTATGCCCACCGCATGGCAGTAGGTGTTACGAGCACCTTGTGCGGATCGGCTAGACTCAACGGTATGTGACCGCATCAGTAAGTGTGGTTATCCGGCATCCGCGAGGACCGGGAGAAGAGTCATGCTGGAGTGGAGAATCGGGAATCTCCAGCCGACCGGAAAATTGCAAGACGTTCTTGGGCGCACGGGGTCGGGGGTTCAAATCCCTCATCGCCGACCAATACCGAGGAAGGCGTATGGATGCTGGGGCGGTGTCCGGACACGTGAGTTCAATGCTCACTTCATACGCCATCGGATTTTTCGAGTAAGCTCGTTTCGACGGGCGCGTGCGATGGCAGTGACCAAGTAGGGTCGTCCGCAAGGACGGTGGGAGCAGTACCGAACGGAAGCTGGGCACCATCGCCTCGACGCCGCTGGATTCGTCCCCGGCAGGGGATGATTGGGTGCAAGACTAGCGGCAAGAGTTTCGGTGTTTGAAGGAGACAACAAATGTTGATTTTTGAACCAGTAAAGTGCGGGCATTGCGAGAGTAAGGATTTCAAGATGGTTGAAAAGGGCATTGCAGAGTGCGCCAACGGACATCGGGGAGAAGTGACGGGGATGATTACAATCGCCTCCACTACGATTTCACGTACCTTCAACCGCGAACAGGTCGAGGAAAACATGAAGCGGAACGATGATAAACTCCGCTTTGCGTACTCGTACCACGAGCCCGTCGAGTTATAGCGATTTCGGGGAGTAGCTCAGCTTGGTAGAGCACACCGTTCGGGACGGTGGGGCCGCGAGTTCAAATCTCGCCTCCCCGACCAAGATTTGTGGTAGAATTGAGGTATGAGATCGAAGCAAAAACGTGTCTGGACGGGTATGGGTGTAGATGACAGCATCCGTGGGCATGAGAGTGTTCACAAGGGAACAGCGACAGAAGCTCACGTGACGGCGGATTTGATAGACCTTAGGGCGATAGTTTTACGACCGTTCGACTCTAACCCAGACTATGACCTCGTGATTCAAGTCGGTGTCGGCCATCCGTGGAAAAGATTCTTGTCGATTCAGTGCAAATCGGGTCGGTTGCATGATGACGGGACGTGGGAGTTCAAAACCGCTGATAATAAAGGACGAACCTATAGGGGGAGAGTGGATTTGATTGCGGCTTATACTGCGGATCGAACGCTTCTGATTCGACCCGAAGAGGTCGGCAAGGTGGTTTATATCAGGTCTGCCCCGACGAAAAACAAGCAGCGGAAGAAAATCAGGATGGTGGAAGACTACGACGCGCAGCTTGTGCTCATGCGGTTAGTTGAACAGTGGCGAGCGGAGTATGAAACCCAGCACCCAGAGGTTTGAATGCGATTTTTGAGAAAACTCACGGCTCTTTTTCGGCGGGATCAGTATCGTCCTATAGGGACTTGGTAAATACCAAACCCTATAGATAGGGGACCGCATGGCAAAGATTCGTGTCGATGTGGATGGTCACGAGAAGGTTGACGTAAAGACCTTTGACCCATGGAAGACCGCTACGGAGAAGGGCGAGAGGATTTCGTTCATCGACGTGTGGCTGGCTGAGAGCCCCGTGACCTTGGAAGAACAAGCTGACGCCGAACGCGAGGTTGAGCATCTCACCAAGCTGGCAGCGGGCAGCAACCTATACCAAGGGTTCGAAACAGAGCTTGCCGAGATCAAGAGCAAGCCGTATGATGAAGTTGTGAGAGAGCAGGGGCAGATCGAGCTTTCAGAAGACGACACCCCAGTAGCGAAGCCGAAGAAGGCAACCGCGTTCTTTCCGAATTTTTAAGATTCACCCACCACGTGTGGGAGGAACTGGGGAGTCGGTCACCGATTCTCTTCCTTGCGCCTGCGTAGCTCAATTGGCTAGAGCAGCGGTCTCATAAGCCGAAGATGTGGGGTTCAAATCCCCTCGCAGGCACCAAATTTGTGCAGAACAGACGCACCTGTTCTTTGAAGGCCGTTCGGTAAGGCCCGAATGGTTATGATGTGCTGGCGGCTGAAACGTCGCCGAAGTTTTCCCGCCCTTCGTTGAAAAGTAGGCTTGCCTTGGACCCGAGGTTATGGGGGCGTCCGACGTGATACGAATAGCGTCGGTTTTGTTCACCAAGTTTTAGGGAAGTCGGGAGTCTGCGGACCCTTCCGAGGCTATAGAGCCAAAAGCATCTGGCTATTAACTGCCCAAACACAGTATCGGATACCCGACAATTCAAACACAGGAGGACGAGCAGATGGCTACTAACCCTAGCAAGACCGCACATACCGCATAAGGTGTGAGCGGTCGGGGAGTGAAAGCCATGTCTCATCCTACGTCCCGTGCCGAACGTCGGCACCAGCGTGATCGTGTAATTGCCCGTCGTAAATTCATCGTGACCCGCGTTTGGTCACGGGGTTCGTATAGCACCAGCAGCGAGTCTACCAAGAAGTGGCTCGAAGAAATGCAATGGGGCGTCTATGCGAAATTCAACCTCAACTGCGGCTGCACACAGTGTCACGGGGCAAAGTATTTTTCCTGTGCCCACAAACGCCGCAAGGCCCTTCGTCATGCCGAGTCGCAAGCAGATTTTCGGCGAAAGGATAAAGTCGAAGGTAGATAATCTTTCAAAACTAGCGTATTACTGTAATGTGGGGTGCTGCTGGCGAGTGCAGGCGGCTTAATTTGGTGTCTGTTGCGTCCATGCCCTGATGTACCTCGGCACCCGCTCCGCAGCGGGACGCTTGACAAGCAGTGGGGGAGTTGATTCTTTGCGGATGTGTTCGGCTCCCCGACATTCAGCCGACGTGGTGCCCGACTCTGTTTGGTCGTCGTTTCCTCGGCCCCGAAAGTGGGCTCGTTGGGGGAAGGTGCACTTGCCGAGGTTTTTCTTTCTGGAGGCCGTATGGCTATTGCGCTGGACAAGAAGTTGTGTTTGAATGGGAATGCGACCGACCACATCTGGATTATGGTCGATGGCGATGAGCCCAACGTGATTGGTATTCGCATGGACTGCGGAGATTCTGGAACGGTCTATGTGACTCGCGATCAGGCGAAAGAGTTAGCAGAACAGTTGCAGGACGTTTTGCAGAAGATTTAGCCGAGTGGCCCGTGATTCAACTGGTTCAGTGGTCTCAGTAAGTGGGTGAATAGCCTGTCGGGGAGAAATAAATAATCTCCGAGCGAAGTTCAGACCGCCGCCCCCAGTATAAAAAACGCAGCAGCGGGGGGTGGATACCGTAAGGTCCACTGGAGGCACCCACGCTCAGGTACTCGACCACCTGTGGGTAGCCGTATCGGGATTCGAGCATAACCGAAAGGTGCTCGGCTAAAGTTTGGCAGTGAGCGGCTTTGCAAAAGAGGCCGTCAACCTGCCCGTCAGCCTTTGTCAAGCCGGGAGAAGTTCTCTTTAGAGCAGACGTTAAAACCGAAACGAGAACGTTACAATGTTAGTGGGGGCATTCATCCATTGCTCCAGTAGGGAAGTCGGCCCGAGTTCGGGATGCATCGCAGTCACCCGAGGGGGTTAGCCCCGTAGAAGGTGGATGTGGGCTCGGGCCGCAGTACAATTTGACGCGGGGTGGAGCAGTCTGGTAGCTCGGAAGGCTCATAACCTTCAGGTCGAGGGTTCAAATCCCTCCCCCGCAACCATCTCTAAGATGACAGGCAAGAGTAGCCGTTGACCTAGCTGGCGAGTGTGAACGGTAATTTCGACCTGTCGGTTGCGCCAGCGTAATTTGTACAAATGCTGCTGTGAGGCATGTCGGGGCGGACTATTCACAGGCTTGTAGCAGACCCCGACACCAAGTTTCCCCAGTGAGGCGCACAGCGCCTTGCAAGTGGAGTCGCCTAGCGTCTCCCGGGGATCGAGTTGCGGGCGAGTGGATACGGATACATAAACCATACAAGCCTCATAAGCTTGTGATAGTCAGTTCGACTCTGACGCTCCGCACCCAAGTTGCCGCATAATAGCGGCTGTGATTAGCAGGTCCTCATTGGACTTCGACTTTGTGCCTGAGTGGGGTCGTTGTTCGGGGAACCGCCATAACCTAAAACGGTGCGGCGTGGAACCTGTGAAATCGCTTCTCAGGCCGCTTTTTGAAAGCTTGTGGCGGCGTTCTGTGCTAACTATGCGAAAGCTGGTAGAGTACACAACGTGAGCAATCGTTCTTCAAGGGAGATGTTCCAAAAGAACGTGTGCGGATGGGTCATGATGCGACCTCCTATCCTTTGTTGCTTGTCCGCGCAGTGGGGCCGTGATTTCCGGCTGCTATCCCCCGCCACAACCGTTTTTCCAGTCGTGGCGGAAATAGACACGATCCAGAAATAGAGACGCTCAAGCGTTTGGAGAGAGTTCCCGCTGCGACGGGATTCCAATCGTGGAGACCCAAGCGGTCAGCACAGCCCACTGTTGGCGATTCAGGCTACGCACTTTGGTCAGAAGATCAATAGCCTTGCACTGCTGACGAACAAGGAATCGCTGGCTCGGCTGGGTGAGATGTTCACCGCCGCATCGAAGGAAGACTACTCGGGTAACGAGTATGTGTACGCCGCAAAAGTTCAAGAGCCCGTGCTTACAGGCGATGCCGAAAGCTGCGGACAAGAAGAGAATTAGGGCGCTCGATAAGCTGTGCCTCGGGTGGATGTCCCGCGATCCTGCGTAGCCAGTCGCAGTATAGCCCTACAGTTCTCGGACTTAAACCGAGTGGTGGAGGGTCAGGCGGGTAACCGCTATGTCCCCCGTTCTCGGACGTAAACCGAGTGGTCCCGACCAACGGCGGAGCGAAAGTCCCGCCGCCGCTTTGAAAGAGAGAAACAATGGGTTGTGATACTTGCATTTTTCAGAACGACGTTCGTAATCACGCAGATCAGAAGGGCAGCAAGTTGGAACCGTGCAGCATGGAGTACGGGTGCAATCCGTACTTCAAAGAGGGTGCCAACAGTAGTGTTTTGATTTCCGAATCCTATTGTGGGACCTGCAACGCATTACAGAAAGATTGTCAGTGCGCCGAAGGCGTGCGGCAGATTCGGAACCGCAAAGTTCAAGTAGCAAGGAACCGTGGACGGTAACATCGACCGCCCCAGCTAGGAGGTCCACCCAACGCTGGGATTTTTAAGAGCAGATTATGATCCGTATTCACATCACTCTCGACTTGTTTATCAGCCCCTCTCGGGGCTAAGTAGTCGTGTGTTCAATGTGGGTCGGTAGCTCAGCCCGGTAGAGCGCAGCCCTGAAGAGGCTGGCGTCGGGGGTTCAAATCCCTCCCTTCCCACCAAATCTCTATATACAATCGAATGGGAAGTGAGCAAGTGCGGTCATTGCGATGGCTTGAAACCCCATAGAATCGGGTTCGACTCCCGGACTTCCCACCATTCTAATTCAGCAAGAACTCCCGAGTAGTTGCCTCCCAATCCCGACTGCCCATTTCCGTTAGGAAGTCATCGCACGCCTCACCGCCGTCCTGTGCCAAGGCGGGGTGCAGACGGTTGACGGCCTCTTCGACCCACAACCGTGCCATGCAGCCATCAAACAGGTTGCGGAGGCAGGTCTTCTGGTCGGGCGAGTCCACGGTCATGAGCCAGCCGTCATAGGCGCTCTTGCGAGCGGCCTCGGGGTCACGGATGGCGTCGGGGTTAACATCGGTCACAATGCCCTCAATCGGTGAGATCAGATCAACGGTGCGCCCGTCACGGGTGATCGTGGCAAATCGCTGCCCCTGCCGTACCCACGTGTTACGCTGCGGCAACGTGATCGAATCGATCTTGCCGATCATCTTGGATGCGAAGTCGTCCATGCCTACACGCACGAGCGAGGGGGATTCCTTGAGAGCCCACGTGTGGGCGGGGTGGTAGAGGAGATTCGTCGGCACACTAAAGCCGCGAACGAGCGCGGGCGTGAGTGGCACTTGCGGCACCCGATAAGCTGCGGCGGGAACGGGGACCTTGCCGCGACTCTTGAAGTAATCGATCAGCAGGAAGAGAATGAACGTGAGCAGAACCAGAATGACTGTCATGATAACCTCCACCATTGCTATAGCAATTAAACAGCCAAACTCTAAGTCTTTATTTGTCAGTGTTTTACCAATCTCGTCCCCGCTCGGCTGTTGCGATATGCAACGGCTAAAACTCGATCTCGAAGATAACCTCAATGTTTTGTGCACTTTTTCAGCGTTGCGAAACACAACTGTCACTGTTGCGTTTTTAAGTGGTGCTAATCCAACCCTTTATTTTCGCTGACTATTCCCCAAAATCGGGTATTAGATACCTGAGGGCAGTGTGTCAGATAAATACACCCAAGCACCCGACGTTCAGGATGTAGACTTCCAAAAACGTACAGCGGACAAACTCTATCGGGCGGGAGCCATACGTGGTATCAACCCCCGGCGGATTGAGCGCATCCGCGAAGAGGTTCGGTTCGATGATGTGGTCGCCCACTTTGTCCGTAACGTGGGAGATAAAATCAGTTGCCCCTTCCACGGCACCGATTCCACGCCATCTTTTCAGGTCTATCGCGGGTCCAACGATGGCTTCTGTTTTGGTTGCCCCGCAGGTAAAGGCTACTACGATCACATCCGTTTCGTGAAAGAATCCCTCGGGTGCACGTGGGTGCAGGCCCTCAAGTGGATCGAGAAGCAGTTCGAACTTCCCGCACTCCCCGATGTTCTCATCGAGCAAGACGAAGACGAAGAGATCACAACAGAGGTCACTTTTACCGATCTGTCGGAACCATTTCTCGTTCGCGCTGTTAAAGACATTCGAACATCGAAGGACTACGAGTTGGCCGTGGAGTACATCCACGTCTATTTTGGCGCTCTCGATTTCGAGAAGGGTGCAGACGAGGCAAAGAAAGCCCGCGAGCCCGAAGAAGCAACAAAGCTACATTTCAAAGCCGCAATGCGTCTGGCGAGAGTATTAGGACAAGAGGCGGTAAATCGAATTTTGGACGACAAGGAACTCTAATGCTAAAACCACGCTGCATCTACTGCGGTAAGATTTTCGCCGACAAAGAAAAGTACGACACCATCACCAAGCCCGTAGCGGCTACAGGTGCCAACGGTGGGACGAAGATCATCCAGAAGCCCGTTGGATTCAACTGCATCAAGCGGTGTTTCAAAGGTCAAGCGAGAGCGATGTTCGAGCTATACGCCGACGTTGAACTGAAGGACGGCAAGCTGGTCGAAGTCAAGCGTCCCGGCAATGGCGGGCTAACGCTAAGGAAGTTCTAATGGCAAAGATTCAACAGGACACGGGCGAGGTCAAGCTTAAGCGGACCAAGAAGGTCAAGAAACCTAAGCCGCCGTCCGATCTCCGCTCCATGTATCGGGCTCGTCTTCGCGAGATAGACATCGAGAAGATCAAGAAGCCGTGGATGGCTGAGAAAGCCTTCAAGTTGTTGGATACGGAAGAGGCTCTCCAAGCGTGGGCAGACAACCTGCTCGCGGACCAATCCCGTCACTGTACATACGGCAAAGAAACGAGTCCCGCTCTCGCGGTGGACACCGAAGGCAATGGTCTGGATACCCGCATCTTGATCGACATGCAGGAGCAACCAGACGGCTCGTATGAATTGACCTACGAGGTCAAAGTTGAGATTGCTGGCGTCTGCTTGAGTGCAGATGGTGTCGAGGGCATCTACATTCCGATCAACCACGAGAGGGGCAGAAACGTCCCCCGTGAAGCCGCACGCCGTATCCTTCAGCACCTCTTTGATCGCTGCCATCTGATTTTCTACAACGCGAAATTCGACCGCGAAGTCATACGTCTGTGTCTGGGCATCAACCTGCGCGGCTACCCGCACTTCGAAGACGTGCAATCCCTCGCGTACATCAATGACCCCAAGGCCGATCTGGGCGACAAGAAGCAGAAATACACGGGCTCCGCTGGTGGTTTGAAGGCGTTGTCCAAGACTGTGTTGGGCATCGAGCAGATCGAGATTGAAGAAATCTCCGTGGTCAAAGCGACAGTATGTCCGCTGACCAAGAAGCCTCTCTGCAATTGCTCGGAAGAAGAGATCAAAGCCCTATCCCAGAAGGAATTAAAGCACGGCAAGAAGAACGTGTACGCTCCGTTCACGTGGGTTCCCACGAATGTCGCCCTCTGGTACGCCGCCGGTGATGCTATCTGCACGTGGCTTCTGTGGCAGAAGATGAAAGACTTGGCTCGCAGCCGCCGCCTGCCACACCGCATCGATCACGAGTTGGTGGACAGCATCATTTTCGTAGAGCGCCAACGATTCCAGATCGATACCGAGCGTCACGGTCGCACCGCCAAGTGGCATCAAGGGCTGTTGGATAGCCTGTACAACAAGCTCCGTGATCTGGCTCTCGAAGCTGGGTTTAAGGAACCCGCTGACGAAGAGGGCAAGGTCAACGACGATGATAAGTTCAACCCGGGAAGCGGGCCGCAGTTGCAGAAACTCCTGTACGGAGTCAAGGGCTACAAGTGTGAGCATTACACGAAGAAGGCGGGGAACCCATCTTGTGACAGCGATGCCATTGATGACCTGCTTAAAGATCACCCTGACGATGAGTTCCTCAAGACTCTTGTGGAATTCAAGAAATATGGAGCCCTACACCCCGCCAACCTGCGGTATGACCCGAAGGACAACTCCGCTCGTATTCACCTGCGCCAGAGCACGGTAGCGGGCGGTCGTCTGTCCGCTTCAGGCGGCGACTTCGAGGAAGATGGCGGATTCGGCATGAACCCGCAGGGCGTCAAGAAGGTCGAGCCCGAAAAGCAGTGGCGTGTGCATGGTAACGTTCTCTCGCCCGACTCAATTCCAGTGGACGAGATTGAAGAGTACACCGAAAACGACCTGCACCCGTCTTGTTTCCGCCTTGAGAAGGGCGTCATCAAGAAGGCCAAAGGCATCATCAAGAACCACATCGGACAGTACACGGGTTACGCGATCTGCCTCGTCCCGAAGTGTACGTCTTGTGCGGAGAAACACGGTATCCTCATCAAAGACACGCAGATGGATGCCAACGAAGTCGTCAACCTGCGTGTGCTGATGTGTTCGCCTCGTGGCTGGACGTGGTTCTCCGTTGACTATTCGAACATCGAAATGCGTGCCGCCGCCAACATGAGCGGTGAGCCAAAATTCATTGACGAATTCCTTAAGGGTAAGGGCGACTTCCACACCCTAACTGCGTCCAACGTCTTCCCAGAGTTCAACGACCCGAATACTTCAGCCGACAAAAAGAAGGGCTTCCGCGATATCGCTAAGATCATCAACTTCGCCCTCCTGTATGGCGGCACTGAGCACGCCATCTACCTCAACATGAAGGAAAAGGACCCCAGTATCACCAAGGAAGACTGCAAGAAGATGGTCGATAAATACTGGGAAGGTGTGCCTAAGTTTGCCGAGTTCGTGCAGATGAAACAGACGAAGGCGAAGACTGAGATGATTTGCGAAACCTCCACGGGTCGTGTCATCAACTTCAACTCGGCGTTGGAAGCTCTCCACCTGCACAAGCCGTTTGATGAAGAGCGTCAGAACCTTTACGAATACTACGCAAACAACCGCGAAGCCGAGACTGCGAAGCGGGCTGGAAATGACGTGGAGTACCAGAAGTACAAGGGCCGCGCAGACCGTCTGTGGAAAGACCCGGATTCTGGCGTTCGCAACGCGATGGAATACAACAAGTTCATCGGCAAGGTCCAGCGTATCGCTGTCAACGCCCCAATTCAGGGTATTTGCGGCGACTTCATGCGTATCGCCTTGAACCGCCTCCGTAAGTGGGTAGAGGCTGATCCATTGATCCAGTCAGTGTTCCGCCTACATACGTCGGTGCACGACGAAGTTGACTTCTCGGTGAAGAACGAGTACATCCCGTTCATCCTGCCGCGTGTCACCCGCCTCATGAAGCTCCGCAAGTACCACGAGCAGATGAAGTGGCCCGTACCGATTGAGTGCGATGCGGAATACGGCCATAGCTGGGACGTTGACTGGAATGCTACGGACCCGAAGAAGGCCGTTGCATGGACGCACGTTGAGGGCATGGAGAAATACCTGCCTGACGCATTCGATTCGAAGTCGGTCAAGGCTATGCTGCACTCGCTGACATCTGGCGATCCGATCAAGGTCGGAAAAGTAAAGGCTTGGATGATCGAGAACCTGCACCCACGCGCTATTGGCCGGGTGCATGACACGGATGTATACGAAACGATTAACGCTCTGGATAAGGCGAAGGACCCCAAGGAAACTCAGCGTGTCCTGATTGCCATCCTCCAGTTGCATGAATACTGGACGCTCGATCACGTGCCTGATGGACAGGATGCCACGATGGAGACGTTGGAGCAGTACGAGCAGCGTGTTGGCCTCACCGCAAAGGATCGCGGCATGATGCCATCGTTCGGCTATTCAGGTGCGATTCCGTTGGATGCCAAAGTTATTCGTCCGACGCTGCTCATCCTCGGTGAAGAAGTTCAAGCCGAGCTTCCGAATATTGTCGTGTCGGAGAACGAGATTACGGCTACGGTTCCAGCGGCTAAAGAGTCCGAGGTAGTTCTGAGTGCAGAAACTCAAGCGACGATGACCGAGGTTTGTCATCGGATGAATCAGGAAACCTTGCGTGAGATGGAAGCTGATCGAGCAGCCAAAGAAAAGATCGTGGCGGGACAGATTGCTCGTGCTTCCGAAGAATTGCCGAAGATTTTGGCAGAGTTGCATGGAACGGAGCCCGTCTACGAATTGATCGATGAGATTCGAACGGACGACGAACTCAAGCACAAGCTCAAGGAAGCCCTTGGCAGGGGACCGAACACCATCAAAATCAAGATCGGCGACAGGATCATGGAAATCACGGGGAAGAAGCTCGACCACGTGCCCGAAGAATTTCTCAAGCAGGTGACCCTTGCGTAAATGGTGGGTCAGAAAGCTCAACGGGAAATGGACGGCGGTCTCCCCAGATGGCGGTTGGCTCATCACGTTCGCTAACTGGGAACGGGCGTTCGCGTGGGCGTCGGACTGGAGAATGTAATGCTCAAAGCTTTCGACTGCAATGTCAGGGGGTCTTCGTTCCCTCCGACCACCATCTACCACATCACCGCTGGAAAAGCGAAGTACGAATTTTGGATGGATATGACGGATTGTTACCCCGACATAAAGTACACAGATATAACAGTTTGCAGGGGTTCAGATCGTCCGAACAAGAAGGTCTTCGACGAATTCCTGCGTACCGCAACCTATAGAGACGTTCCCTTTGCGAGGATTGGGATGTCGGTAGAGGTTGGTGGGTTCAAGGGCGAGATTGCAGGGAAGAATTCCTCGGCGAACTTCGACATCCTGTTTCTCGAAGGCCCTCACAAAGGGCTGATCCTCAACTGTCATCCGAATTGGAAAATTCGCTACTTTGATTCGAATGGCGAGTTGATTAAGGAATTCTAATGGCGAAGAAAAAGATCGCACTCACGAAAGAAGACAAGTTCCGCCAGTGCCCCAAGTGCTACGGGCCGATTGATTACTTCAACACCTGCCGCCGCTGCGGTCGTCCATGGACACCCGCATTGACCAAGGCTGAGATACAGGAGATGGAAGCGGAAGCCCGTGCCGAGGAATCGGAGGACCCCGAACCAGCACTCGTTGGCGAACGTGAATCGGCTCTCACCCGTGAGATGGACGAAATAGTCGGCAAGGTAGCCAAGCCTGTCGGCAGGAAGAAACACGACTCGCCGATATTCAAACACTGGGAAATTCTCGACGGCGACGACGATACGGAGATTGTTCGGAAGCGATCTTTGATGCGGCTCGATGCCCGCAAGATATACAACCAGATGGGCTTAGCTATGCGTGCCTACCAAACTCAGAAACAAGTTCTAATATGCCTCACTAATTTATGGGGGTTCTTGGATGAGCCAGAGCGTGAAGCGTTCGCTCCTACCGCCGAAATGCTGAAGCAGGGGTTGATGGGGTTGGCCGAACTGAGTTCCAAGAAAGTAAGTCTGGCGGCTCAAATGGAAGAGGCTCTGTTGCGGGAAAAACGGAAAGCCCGCACAGTTCGGTCAGCCAAAGACGTGATTAACGCGGCGATTAAGAAGGCATCGAAACTGCCGTCCCCCGGGGCGGATTCGGAAGGCTTCGAAACCGTTGATCTGGTGGACCTTGACCCAGAAGAGCTTATGGAGCAGGTGAAACTCCAGCTTGCTCAAAGGACCAAGAAGTTCCAAAAGGACGCGGAAGAACAAGAAAACTAGCTTTTTGTTGTATTTAGAGAGGCACCGTAATGGCAAATAAGACAGCAGACGACGGTCAAGGAAAGCGCGTTACTACCCGCCAACGGGGAGCCAACACACGTATTTCCCCGTCCATCGTGAAACGGAAGATCGCCAAGGTAGGCGGCAAGGAATTCGCATCGGCTGGCAAATACACGCAGGTGAACTCCAAGGGTGAGATCGTCGAAGATTCGGCGATGAACAAGCTCCGCATTATCCAAGGCGCGGCCCGCAGCGGCACCGTAAGCACCAACCCCAACTCTGGCTGGGGCATGTACGAGGCAGCTAAGACGGCTGCTGGTCTTTTCAGTGACGGCGGCTTAGGCGCTGCCGATATTCAAGATTCAAACAACATCGGTTACTACAGCTACGAGTTCCCAGTTGACGCCCTTGAGCTTCCCGCCTCTCGTGCGGAAGAACTCCGTTTCTATCGTCTGGCATACGACCGCGACCCAATCGTTGGTCGCGCAATCGACATGCACACGGAACTGCCTGTCAGCAAGATGACGGCAGAGAAGCCGAAGTGCTCGTCCGAAGAGTACGCCGATTACGTGTACGACGATTTCCAGCGGTTTATGAACCGCACCCGTCTGTTCCAAGTCATCATCGATGCGGCCCGTGAATACTGGTGCATTGGTGAGACCTTCCTGTTCATCGAAGACCCCGAAGACATCGAGCCCTGCAAAGCGGCCAAGAAACTTCTTGAGAAGGACGGCAAGGGCGGCGGCGGGGGTAAGGCTGGCGACGGCGTTGAACCCCGAGATTCAACTTTCCATCCGCCAGAGGGCGGCACGGGAGATCGTATTCTCGAATACCTCCAGCCCGAGAAACGCTCTTCGTGGATCAACAAACGCGCTTCGGTATTTGATGAACTCAAGGCTGCGGGTATCGACTTTGATTTCGGTGCCGATAGCATCATCAAGGACCTCGCTAAGGTCTCGGCTAAGATCGAGGCTACTCGCAAGGACCTCAACAAAGGCGCTCGTAAGTTTGCCAAGGTCATAGGCATTGCTCCGAAGAAACTCGCCAAGATGATTATGGCCTCAGAGACCAACGACAAGCTGTCGAAGCTTATCCGTAACGAAAAGGGTGACGACATTTACCCACTCCAAGTTCTGGCCGAAATGTCCAAGGTTGCTCAACCACCCGCTGGCGGTGCCCCCGCTGCTCCTCCTGCGGACGCTCCTGCTGGTGATGCTGGTGCTGGTACGCCCCCGGGCGCGGATGCTCCTGCGGGCGATCCCGCTGCTGGTGATCCAGCGGCAGGCGGCGAGGGTGCCCCATTAGGTGAGGGTGGTCTCGGCGATGTTGAGGGTATGGGCGGCGGTGCTCCGATGGGTGGAGGCGGTGGTGGGGGTGGTCCGATCACTCCTGCGGATGCGGCTCCGGGCGTCAAAGACGCTATCGCTATGGGCGCTACGATTTCAGCCCAGCGCGAATTGATGGAGATGAAGCACCTCCTCAAGTTGCTTGAAAAGAAGAAAGAACTGCTCGAAGAACTGAAGGAAATCCGCGAGAAGAAGCGCGAAGAACTGGAACTCTTCGGCCACATCGAGAACAAGGATTACGAAGGGCCTGATCGCATTCAGATTCTTCCACCTGAACAGATCGAGATCACCAACGAAGGTACGATGGTGGATGGTCCGACGATCTACTACAAACCACCCGAGGCTCAGAAGCAAGCCTACATGGACGATCCAGAGGTTCCAAATCAGGTGAAGGACGTGATCCAGACGGAAGGCAAGATTCCGCTGAACAACGATCCGTTCCAAGGTTCCTACGTCATTCACTTCGCCCGCAAGAAGAGCGGCTACGAATTGCATGGTCGCTCGATCCTGCAACGTTGCATCCGCACAGTCATCTACCGTGAGAAGCTCCGTCAGGTGCAGAGCACGTTGGCGTCCCGCAACATGACGCCGAAGCGTTTGATTGTGGCTCCAGACATTCCAGCGTCCGAAGTCATCGCTTTGCGTGCACACATCGACGAAGCTATCGCCGATCCAGATTATTCTGTGGTCGTGAACTACGAGTGCCGTTGGGACGAAATTGGTTCCGAAGGCCGTTTGCTCTCGCTTGACGCTGAGTGGCAGCACACGAACTCCGACTTGGCAATTGGTCTGGGTCTGTCGCCTGAAATCCTCATCGGTGAGGGCATGTACTCAGGCAACCGCATCCAGTTGGAAATCATGAACGTGTCGTACCTCCAGTTCCGCGACCTTCTGACCTATGTCATCGAACAAGAAATTTTCCGGCCCTACGCCATGAAGAAGGGCTATTACGAGATGGACAAATACGGGCGTCCCCGTTGGATATATCCGAAGATCACGTTCAGTCGCATGGCACTGCGCGACTCCGGCGACCTTTACGACATGTTGTTTAATCTTTATTCAAAAGGCAGCCTGCCGGTTGACATCATCTACGAATTCTTGAACCTCGATCCTGAGGATTGCGAGCGCAAGCTGGAAGACGCGCTCTTCACGGTTAAGGACAGCAAGTTCAACGAGATGTTGAGCAACATCTACAACTCGGTTGGCGACTGGCTGATGACCAACACCGACTTGGGTAAGCGCATCACGAAGGGTCTCGACCTGAACGAAGTCGAAGCTGAGGGTGAGGACGAAGGTCCTGAAGGTTCTGGCGAGGGAATGTAAGAAATTGCCATCTATTACGGGAATTCACGTCGTTACACTGGTATTAGTCATGAGTGCCCTCACTTCGTGACCAATCTGGAGGCGGCAATGGCGCTTGTTGACTTCGGACACCGAGCCAACAGATACGGGGATAAACGATTGGCTAAATCGTATCTGAAGGCCGCGAAAGCTTGTGAGAAGGTTGGCGTGGGAGGCATAAATGGCGAAGAAAATTGAAATTCTTGAAGATGACATGGCGTTTGACCGCTTCGCGGAACTGGCGTCGGGACGTACCCATCAGATTGCGGCAAAGCAGCCTCTAGATAGCTTTTTGGTCAAGAACAAGGATGAGGTTTCGACCGAAGAAATTGTTCGAGCTTTTGAAGCGGTTGTGTAATTTCCCCACCTAAAACCATAAAACCGCCTTTCCTTCGTATTAAATAGGGATAGGTGGATGATGGATTCTGTACCTCTCGAAAATTGCACCCACGAACCGAAAATCGCTAGGGGCTTGTGCCGTCCGTGCTACTACACGAACTGGCGACGAGGGTTTCTTCCGCCCATCCAACGTACCCCCCAAAGTTCCGAAGAACACCGTCAGCAAATGCGGGATTGGAAGGCTAAAAATCTCACCCCCGCACGGCGAAAGGGTTATGTCTTGATGGAGCTTTACGAGATTACCCTCGCTGACTTCGAACGTATGAAAGCGGCACAGGCGGGGGCGTGCGCTCTTTGCGGGCAAGTCCCACCACCGTCCAAGGATGGGAAAGAGGTTCTGTTTGTCGATCATGACCATGAAACGGGGCAAGTGCGGGCTCTTCTGTGTCGTAGATGCAACCTCGCGGTCGGCTGGGTGGAGAAGTGCGATATCGCCAAAATTCAAACCTATTTGGAATCCTTTAAGCAGAGGTCACTGGCGGCGGTGAACGAATAATGCTTACCACACTCGACACACAGTCTTGGGCAAAAGAATTAGTAACTGGAAATGCCCAATTTATTGAGGTTTCCGCAGGCAGTCCGCCCGCTCTGACGATCTATGTCGTCTCGAACGTCAGGGCGGACAACAGCTTCGCCATCCTCCATTCCATCCCCCCACCGCCCGCAGGCTTCGCCCCGGGCCCCGGCTCCAATTTCCTCACGGTAGCCACGTACACATTCCCGCGTCCAAACAGTGGCTTCGATCCCGTCACGGCTTACGATCCGAGTACAGGGTTGCTGCACATCATCGGGACGCAGAACAACGCCATCAATTCCCGTTATTCGGACCTGATTAAGTTCACTTTCAACACGAACACCCAGACCCTTTCAGGACCACACATCCTGACGACCGCTTCGGCGGTACGCGATGGGTATGACATGGTGATACTCGCTAACGGGCACCGTTTCATCGCCGTATCGGTTCTGGACGCTACGATGGTGGGTGCCGAAGTTCCACCCCTATTCCAAGCCCCAATCACGTTTGTGGGAATCACGACCACGGGCACGCCCGCCGAGACCACGCTGACGATCACGGCAAGCAACACGTTCTCGGAAGGCCAATTGGCTACCCTGACGGGGTTGACCAACGCAACATTTCTCAATGGTCTGACGGTACAGGTTTTGAGTGCCGACCCGACTCAGTTCACTGCGGCGTTCACCACCGATTCCCCCGACTATTCCGCCGCCGATACAGGTCTGGCGACTCCGTACTATTCTGGTGAAAACCTGCTCGCGTTTGAACTGGACACCAGCGACAACTACGTCTCGGGCTCACTCCACATCGTCGCATCGTCGCCTGATCGTTCGGGCGATACGTTCAGTGCCGTGAGCTTGGTCACCCCCGATGGGCTGAGCATCGAGCTTTACTACGGGGCACACCCGAAGGTTTACAACTTCAAAGATCAGTTGTTTACGATCAATCTCATCAACCGCACCACGACACTCAGCCCTCCTGTCTCGGGTGTTTGGGACGCTGCGCCTACCAATCTCTTTACGTTCACATCTCGTTACGCCGACGACAGTCTGACCGTTATACCCGACTTGTTCGGCAACCGCTACCTTAGCTGGTCATTCTGGACACAGAGCAACCACCCCGAAGGCATCATCGGAAACGTGATGCTCGGGACCCTGCAAGTGGGGAATCCATGGCTCTTTAACCCCATCTACGGCACCTCGGTCAACGGTTCGATTGTTCAAGCAACCCTATCGGTCACGCAGTTCGGTATCGTGAGCTTGGCATACTTGCTGGAGCCATTCAATCTAGTGACTCCAATCCCAGCAATGGGAACCTTTCCCGTTTATCCGCTTCACGTGGCGACCGTTACTCCGACGCTGAACACCATAAACACCACAGGATGGTACGACCAGCAGGTCTTCACATGGCTACGCGGGACGAATGTCCCTATCGATGATGCGTCCACATGGGCGTTTGTGGGTGAGGCATCGAAGATCATCTCGGTTACCAACGAAGCACAGACGATCCCCGCCTCGGGAGTAGTTCAGGTAACGCATTTTGACGATACCCCATTTTCCAACTTCTGGGAAAACGTGGGGGTCATCTACTCACAGACTGGCGTGCCGCTGGTTGAGGTCGCTACAGCCCCCGCTAAGGGGCAGTATCAAGTTGAGCCGACCAACGGGCGGTACATATTCAATCTGGCGGATGTTGGTCAGGGTGTTCAGATCAGCTACAGCTACGTGGGTATCATTACCCCCGTGTACGTCTCGTTGTTCAATGTTCCGCCCATCGTTGGATTGGTGCCGCCTCTGCCTTTGTGCGGCCCGCCGATGATCGTATATCGCGACACAGGATCGCCGCTTGGTCAGCCCCTCACGCTCAGTGCGGCGGGAACTTTTGATGCAGACCAAGATACCATCGAATATTGGTGGTCGGATAACGACATCACTGGGTTTGTGACGTTAAATCCCAGCGGGCTTTGGACCTTCAGCGACACCTCCGTTCTATCGGTTAGTCCCCAGATCGGCGGGGCAGAGGCAACTTTCAACGTAGGCGTTGCGGCGGTAGACCTTTATCCCGATCTCGTCACGCAACGTCACCCGCCTCTTAACATATCGGCGTATCAGGTATTGCTTGGCACCCTACAGGTGCCGCAGATGGTCGAGTTTACGGTGAGCAACACCCCTGTTGGCAACCCGCCTACCGACATTCCAACCCTGCCGTTAGCGATAGGCGAAGAGGTCATGACTTGGGATATCACGAGTTGCAGCCCGCCGACGCCCATTCAATCCCTGAACGATCAAGTGTGGTACGTGGTTGCATCGACATCCACGACTTTCACCGCAGTACCACTCTGCGGCATGTCGGGTAGTCCTCCTTCGCCCCCACCACCGTCGCCTCCGCTCTCTCCCGTTACTACGGAATTGGCTTCGGCGGCAAATTACGCCGTGCTCGCTTACAGTGGGATCACGAATACGGGCAATACCGTTATTACGGGCGGGGACATCGGCTCTTCACCAACTCCCGCCATCACGGGATTCCCTCCCGGGATTGTGGTTCCTCCAGCTATTGTTGACAACGCCGACGCTGGCGCTGCTCGAATTGACGCCCAGATCGCGTACAACTATTACTCGACGTTGCCATCGGGCACGATCATCAGTAGTGTGAGCAATCAGACGTTCACCCCGGGCACGTACACCGCATTGAGCACCCTGCTCTTCACGGGCGGTACGGTGACTCTGAACGGTGCTGGGGTTTACATTTTCCAAGTTGGTTCCGCGTTGAATGTTACCACGGGTCCGACGACGTTTGTTCTCACTAACGGTGCAACAGCCGATAATGTGATCTTTGTAGTGGGCAGTGCGGCTTCCTTCGATGCCAACCAAGCCACGGGTAGTTTCGTGGGAACCATCATCGCTCAGGCGGGGGTTTCGTTCGTTGGCGGTACGCTCACAGGCAGAGCGATCTCCACGACGGCGAATGTCACCTTTGCCGCAGCCGAGATCATCAACGTGCCCGCGAGCGCCCAGCCCCCAAGTCCTGCCATTGATTTGTGCAGCGGGTATGCGATCCCGCAGTTCCAGTTCTCCGTGATTACGGTGGTGGTGCCGTTCAATGAACCTCCGACGATCACGTTCCCCTTCCCCGTATGGGAGGACATCGGCTCACCGCCCGTGCCGAACACTCTTGCAATCCCCGCTTCGGTCGCTCGGAATACTCAGATCACGATCACACCGTTCGCGATTACTGATCCCTCGACTCAATTCCCCGTGGAATACGGCGGCATTAGCGACCCCGATGATGTCGTCACCTATACGTGGTCACAGGTATCAGGCACCCCCGTTGTCATTGTCGGTGCTTCTAATTTGCCGACGTTCACGTTCGATACGAACGGTGTGGCGATACAGGGAGAAAGCCTCGTATTCCAGCTTACGTTGTGCGATGGTGTCAACCCCTGCACCACATCCGAATTCACGATCCCAGTTGCGGGGTACGCTTACGCGCAGGGTACAGACGATCTCCAGTTGTCACGGTCGGTTTACTCGGGTAACATTTCTCTACGTAACCAATTGGGAACGTGGGGGCCTGTCGATATAA